CCTTCGATCTATAACGGGCAATACCCGCCTCGACCATCTCTCGGTTTAAGCTTTCTTGTCTCATCGTTTTTGAATGGGATTCGTCACAGCGAAGTCACAGCGTGACTTCCGTACCTACTACGAGTACAGGCACGTCGGATAAAATGTCAACTAAGTAATTGTTATATTTGAAGGAGTTAGGTGGGTGTCCTGTGACGCGATGGTTTAATACCCGTCTTTTAAGTCCCTTGTGTTTACCAATTTCACCACGCCCGCATCCCTTACTCACCAAGGGTTTGACCCGCACAAGGGATATTTCACACGAGTGGATTTTGTGACTTGTGACGAGCTTTGTGACCGTAGTTTTAATTGATAGGATTCCGTTTACAAGCACTTAGTTTTCCTCGCTTTCTTCAGGTTTTGGTTCGGCTCTTTTTCTTTGTGACCTCCAAAGGCATCCTGTTTCCGGGTCTATTAAGCCCTCTTCCAACGCTACTTGGGTTCCGAGAAACCCGGATTTAGTCACGTCTCGTCCACTTGTTTTTGCGCTCATCCCGCATTGTCCCGCTCTAGGTGTCGGCCACATCCTCAGTTCTTCTTTTCCGTTTTTATCTTTCATAGTTTCAGTCACAGTTAAGTCACCACGTGACGACGCCATGCATTCGCATGACCGACACGTCGGATATTAAATCTAGTAAGTTGTTGTTATTTATTAGGAAGTTAGTAAGCGGAACTGCGACACACGTTGGATGTTCGTCTCTTTTAAGTCCCTTGTGTTTACCAATTTCACCACGCCCGCTTGAGCTAAGTGTTTGATTATACAGAGAATATATATTAACGAATATTAACATCGCGTCACAGTTCCGTCACAATCATGCCGTCTGGGTCACAAGCTCGTCACAAGTTTCGAGTGCGTCACGCGCCTTTTCCAAATCCTTTGGTGCGAGGTGAGCGTAACGTAAAGTCGTGTTGATCGAACGGTGTCCGAGGAACTCCTGAACCACCCGTAAATCGACCCCTCGTTGTACTAATCTAGACGCGCACGTATGTCTTAGACAATGCGGTACGAATTGAGCGTCGTCCTTTAGCCCGATCAAGTCTTTCATACGACCCCACCAGTGCGTCCAGCTATCCTGGGTGACGTCGAACGGATGCGTGTGAGTCTCGTACTCTTGTCGCTTGAACGCTTGAATCGCTCGTTCCGTCAACGGTATGGATCTCGACCGTCCGTTCTTGGTGTCCCACAAATAGACCAAGCCTTCATCAAGATCGACGTCACGACCGAGAAGTTTGAACAACTCACCCGTCCTCATGCCGGTATCTATTAGTATCATGCATATGTCAGCCATATACGGACGCCCTACCTCGATGAACTTGCGGAACATTATCGTCTCTTCTTCTTCAGTCAACCACCTGATACGACCTTGAGCTTCTTTCTTTCGTTCAAGCATAGGCATACGGTCGATGTAGCCACGTCTATATGCATGTTTGAACATGACGCTTAGAGCGGCGAGCTTTCGGTTAATAGTTCCGTTGCTCTTACCGTCACGCTCCAACTCGTACACCAGTTGATCGACCTCCGATTCCCTCACGTCCTTGACGGCTACCGATGGACCGATGCGTTGGTAACAATCCTTAGCGTTACGCCACAGGCTCAACTCGCTCTTGCGTCCACGCCAATGTCGGTTAAGCGTCTCTTCCGCGAGGGTACGCATGTTCACCACCAGTTTGTTGGTCGCTTGAGATACCTCAGTGGACACGTCCAATCCGCGTCGCTCTCTGTCGGTAACCGTATTCACCCAATCACTGGCGTCTTCCCAAGTCTTGAAGGATGGTCGTAGTCGGACTCCGTTGGCTGTAGTGTAGTCTACCTGATACCGACGTCCTCGTTGTCGTATAACACTCATCGTTTTTCTCCGTGTTGTAGTTTTTCGGTGGGTCTTTTAATCAATCAAGAATCCGCAATCAAGTTTTATTTTTATTATTATTAAACAGCCAATCATGTCCTTCGTGTGACGCCGGTTTGACACGCGGTATCCCCGTCCCTATTCGTTCACCGTTCTCGTCGAAGCCACGTATCTCGTCCTGTTGCCAGAATCGAGCGCAAGCTAACGCCACTTCAGCGGCAGTGTTGATGTCTCCGAAGTGCGGTATGACGTCTTCCCCGTACACCGGACCTTGTCCGTATGCTCCGTTGTTTTTTCGTATAAGACTCATTGCTTTACCTCCTTGCAGAACGGACAGGGACCGTGACCCTCGGCGGGACAGACGTGAATAACTACGGGATCTCCATTACAGTGCCAGTGAGGTGGCGTATGAGAACACCCGAAGGTAGTTAGTGATAGTAGTGTTAGTATTTTAAGCATATTCGTTTACTTCGTAGTCGGTTGGTAGTTCACCTGGAAACGCGCATCTCTTGCACTTCCATTCCCATAGGTATTCGTCCCATATCTGCTCGTCTTGGTCGTTGCAGTCGATGCAGATGGGTGGGTCGTTAGTCTCGAATGGTTCGTAGTCTCTGTCGTCGTCGGTCATAGTAGGTCTTTCATTGCGATGTATTCGTACTCCATCAGGTGCGAGCCGTCGGTGTACACGTACACTCGTTCGCCGTTACGCTTGCGCTCGATCTTCTGAAGCTTCGGTTTGTTGGTCTTCATGCGAGTGTAGGTAACTACGGGTTGATGTGGTCGAACGAGTCCTATTGCGTGTTTAGTTTTCATCGATAGCAGGTAGATCGGTAGAGTCTTTTATAACGAGACGCTTACAAGGCACTCCTTTAATCCATTTGTTCCACGTGATGATGCCTCCTTTAATGAGGAAGTGATGCGTGAAAGTAACCGCGCCTTTTATCTTTTCCCGTTGAGTGTGTTTCAGTGCGATCTGAGTACGGAATGCGTAGACAGGGTCACACTCGCTTAAACCTATTCCTTTACAGAGGTTATCCACGATGAACACGTCGGCTAGAGATCGCGAGTCGTATTCCTCTCTGTTCAGGTATGGTTTGCTTTTCATCTCCGACCTACGCAGCATATAATGCAGACACGCCAACGAACTCTTGCGTACACGTATTCGTTTGCAGTGGTTGTCGGCAAGCGACGCGGATAACTGCATACCCGGATGAGCATTGACCTCGTCCTCGATTTCGTAAGTCGGAATGCGTATGGATACGAGACCGCCGACTGCGTTAGGAATGCGTCCTGTGTCCGCTCGTTTGAGTATGCCTAAAGCCGACGCCAAGGTCTTGGTGTTCTTTTTTCCGGCTATCTGTAGCACGTTGGAGTTGGAACGCTTCAAGCCCACGTCAACGGTAGCCATAACCTTCGGGTCGTCCGTATGAATTACAGAGGTCGTTAAAGGTACGCCGGATTTAACACACGCCGACATACGATGCTGTCCGTCCACCAAACGATCCTTGAAGAACTTAACGGTTTCTCCGTTTAGAAGGAACTTACCTGTACGCATGGCGTAGGCGAGGTCGTCCACTTGTTTGGGGTTGATGCTTCGGTTAGGTGAACGCTCGTCCAGTATGTTTTGAGCTTCACTAGGAAGGAATGTTTTATTTGCTATTAGTTTCATCGTTTATTGTTGGTTATGTAGTTGGTTAAACAAGGTACGGAACGCAAGCTCCGCACAGTCGGGTACAACGCCGTTGCCTAGAAGACGTAGACGATCAGTACGATTCACAATTGCGTCCACCCCACGGGCAGTCCCATCAGTTGTTCCACCCAGTTCGGATTCAGCTTCGCTTGCGTCGTCCCCGACACAGCATCCTTCAGCTTCGCCCCGTAAGTCGTTCCGTCCTTGCGTGTCACTTTGAAACCGCTTTCCGTCTCCATTGCTGTTTCGGGTCCGCCCTCGGCGTCGCTCGCTCGACTCGTCGGCCACGTACGATTCATGTCGCGTCCCAAGCACTTCTGGTTCGACGTCGGTGCCGTCCTTGCTCCCTCGATGTGATCGCTCGCTTGAGGCGTCGCCCACGTATTCTCCTCGTTCTTCCTCGCTTGTCCCAGTAACGTCAGATCGTTCGGTCGTTCTCCCTTCTTCCCGTGGTATGCCACGCTCGTTGAGTCGCAGTGCGCCGTCGGTGTCGCCCAGCTTGGAACTTGCTTCTGAGCTAACGACTCTCGGTTCTTCCCAAGAGCATTGTCGTTCGCCGGGTCGGCTTGGGTAGACGGTTCGTGATAGACCGCTCTGGCTAATTGGTCGATGCGTCCCTCGCCCGGTCTGTCCGGTCGTTTCGTCGACATCCCCGGCGTGTCCTTCCAATCCCGTGCTGACGCCGTCGGCCACGTACGAACTGCTACCTCCAACCGTCTCTTCGGGTCGTTCGCATCTATCTCCGATTGACTCGGTCCGTTGGCGCTCGATACTCTCGCCGTCGGCCAACTTTGCGAGGATGAACACTCGTTTTCTAAGGTGAGGCGCACCGATTTCAGCCGCGCTGAATGTTCCCCACGAACACGTATAACCTCTGCTTTCCAAGTCTCTGAGGACATAGAGCAATACCGATTCGCCGTCTGCTGTTTTGCTACTGACGATTCCTTCGACGTTTTCGAGGAACACGTACTCAGGTCTGCAAGCGGTAATTCCATCTGCGATGAACGGCCACAAGTGTCTTGGGTCGTCGGTTGCTTGTCGCTTACCTGCACTACTGAATGGTTGGCAAGGGAATCCGGCTGAGAGGATGGTAGGTTGTCGTTCACGTAAGTCTTCAAATGGAAATCGTTTGAGATCCGTGAACACAGGCGCTGAATCCAACTTACCCTCTTCCATCTTCGTGACCAAGTTGCAAATCGCGAAGGCTTCGATCTCCACATGAGCGATTGTTCTAAGGTCTGGAAGCACTCGTTTGAGGGCGATTCCAATTCCGTCGTAGCCGGAGCAGAGAGAGAGGTAGGTAGGAACACTAGCGGTTTCGGTTGGTTGTTCGTTGTCATTGTCTTTCATTGGTTAGTTGGTGATGGTTAGCGTTTCCCTGTAGTCAACTTCGATCCACATATCATTCTGCTCGTAGTACGCTTTATAAGCTTCGTATTCGTATTCTCCGCCTCCGTAGCCAAGTTCACGTAAGTCTTCGGACGTCGGCTGATCGTGGTTGAAGAACTCCAGAATCGTAGGAACAAGAGCGTTCTTGTCGACGTGACCTTCGTACACGTACGCTTCGTCGGCATCGAGATTCCTCCGCATTTTAAGTATCGTTATTTTCATCGGTTTGTTTGGTTAGGTAACCGCAGGTTTAAACGAGCAATCGCACGTAACTCTCGTTTAATGGTTGCTTCAGCTTTCGGTTCTTTCCACTCCGCACGGCACTTGAAGTAGTCATCGTTCCTGTAACCTATATCGTCGCTACCTGCATAAAGATCGTCCTTCGTAAATCCGTCGATAACCCAACGGTTTGAAAGAGGTCTGTGCTTGAGTAACAGATAATCAGCAATCGGTTTAGGTAGGTCTTGTGGGTTGAAAACACCTTTATGCTTTCCGGTAAGAACACGTACGGTTGTAACTGCGAGTCCGTGAGGTTTTTCCCCTACCCAACGTGTGTAGTACACAGTTAAACCTGCGGTTACCTTCTTTTCGTAGTTCACGTAGTACACTCCCGCCGGATCAGTACCCGTCTTCGACACGTACTCCGCATACTCCTTGTTATTCTTTTCCACGTCGGCAAGAATTGCGTCTACGTCGTCTTGTGTTAGGTCTACCGATGGTCCATCGCATCCGTCCGTTATGGAGAATTGACCATCGTCATTAAACCAGACGTGTTGTTGCGTCCACGTACCGTCTTCTTGGGTTACTATCGTTTCGTATATATCGCTCATATTTTTTATTGTTTCCAAGGGTTGTCGTTTTGGGCGAGGTAGCTAACCCCGTGCGATTTCACGTACTGTGGACGTCTCAGCTTTCGTCGGACACGTAACGTTGCGTCAAGTTTCGGTTGAAGGTTCAGGTCATCGTTGAAGGAGCATTCAAGGCTATCGGTTAGGTGTTCGACCAGATGGTCTATAGCTACTTCTACGGCGTTGAACTCTTCTGCGGTTAGCGAGAGGTTTTTCTTAATTGGTTTCATCGTTTGTTAGTTGTTGTTTTTGTAGGAAGTCGAAGTCTCGTTTACGCATGACCTCGGTACGCTTGTCGGCTATCGTTCGGTTTATGGATTCAGCATCTTCAAAACCCTTGAACACTCTTGAACCCGTCATCCTGTGGTAGTTGAACTCCATGTCTTGCCACACGATCACGTAATCTTGGGCTGAGATCATGTCGGATAGTTTGAACCAGAGATCAGGATTCTTTCCGTGTTCACGTACTAAGTCGAGTAGTTCAAGCACGTCGGAATCGTGGAGGTTGTTGAGATCGTTTTTGTTCATCGGTTTAAAGCCAGTTGAGTTGATGTGGGAATTTATACTGGAAGGAATAACGTTGAGGTCGGTTCTTGATTCGTCCCCGTAAAAGCTTGCGATAAGCCAACATAGCTTCCTCCAGATTCGTTGCGGTGGATTCGATCCATTGTCCGTCACGGTTTCGGTATCGAGTTTTGAATGAGGTGTAATCGTTCATAAGTATCGTTGTTTGTTGGTTGAATAATTTAAAACGCCGTCCTTCCATCAAAAAAACGGCAACGACGCAACAACAATCTTTTTACCGTAGGTAGGTTTTCGGTTTCGTCGGACACGTAGAACTCGTCTCGTTCAAAACGTCGGTTTCGTCGGACACGTAACGACCACGTAAAACCGACCGGTTCATGTGCGCGTACCTGGTGCGTGTGTGACGTTACGCCAGGCGGACGTGTGACGTGATGCGCGAGGCCGGCGAGCAAAGGCTATTAGGCAAACTTATTCGCAACGTTAGCGAGTTTGACACTTGACAAAGGTGTTACAATAGAGACGGCCACAAAATTAAAACCTAATTAATAACGATAAAATGAACAAGGAAAAGAAAAACAGAAAACTTCTAATTGATACGCTTGCCGGTGCTTTTAAGAAAGTAACAAGGGACAGACTGCCGCAACACGTCGACCCAATCTTTGTAAGCGAGATATTACCGGAAGTCTTTGACGATGATTTCTTTCTACTGTCAAACCAGCGTTTAGGGCACTTGGTCGACGCACTGAGAAAGAAAGCCGATTTAAAAGACGACAATTTTAAGCGCTACATAAACAAAATAGAAATTCTTTCCGCGCTTTGGTGGAGTATTACAGCCAATGCAAATCCCTACAAAATTGAAATCGGTACTATGTTGTTTTGGGACAATAGCCAAAAGCAAACGTTTCAAGCTATGGATAAGATATTGACGCCGGTTGCAAACTTGCTTGCACACCTTGAAAAAGACCGAGCAAACTTGTCCGCCCTTGGCGCTTGGTAACCCTTAAAACTATACAACATGAAAAAAACTAGAGACTGGATTCGGAAAAATGCAACACGCGACGAAAAGATAGAATTGATCGAACGCGCTTTAAAACGTTTGAAACGTGGCTTAAATCCGCGCGTTCAATTCGACATTATCTCATTCACCCTTGAATCATTAAAAATTGATCATGAAAACAAAAACTAAAACGATAGCAAAGCGCTTCGACTTATTAGCAATCGGAGGCGATCCCAAAACACGCAAGGGACAAAAGGACGGCTGGCTAACTGCTATTCTTTATTTGGTTCCCGCCGGCTTGTACGGTACAAAGAACCTTTGTGCATGGGCGGGCATTTGCAAACACGTTTGCCTCTTCAAACAAGGTCGAGGAAAAATGTCGAATGTCATTAAAGGACGATTGCGCAAAACAAAGTTATTTGAAGAGGACGAAACGCGCTTTGTCGATACTATCAAATCCGAGATAGGCAAAGCAATCGCTTGGACTGAGAAACAAGGCTATAAGCTCGCAGTCCGCCTTAACGGCACAAGCGACGTTGCTTGGGAGAAGTACGATATACACAAGACGTATCCAAAAACTCCATTCTATGACTATTCGAAAGGCTCCCACCGTATAGACAAATACTTGTCCGGACGTCTCGAAGAAAACTATCACTTGACGTTCTCACGCGATGAACGAAACGGTAAAGAGGCAAAGCGTTTAGCTAAAGCCGGCGCGAACGTTGCAGCAGTCTTTCGCTCGGAATTACCGGAGACGTGGCAAGGTCAAGACGTCATAAATGGCGATAAGAATGACCTACGTTTCTTAGATCGTAAAGGGTCCGTCGTTGGACTGCTTGCAAAGGGTTCCGCTAAAAATGACAACCTTGGCTTTGTACTTAATTAATAACTATGAATAACGAACAAAACGAAAAGCCTTGCGACGGGTTCGAACTCGTCAAGACGTCCAAATGGTCGATCATCCTTAGTCCGCTATGTGCGCTCGGTGGATGGTTGATCTTGATCTACTTAGTTGCGAAACGATAAAAACAATGAAATTACAAGCAACCTATCTAGAAACCTATTCAAACAAACAATACTGTCTTTTCCGATATACTTATCTGCGTAAAGATGGAAGCAACTATCTACAAACGGAAACAAGTCTAGACGGCAACGCATTGACTGTTAAAAACTGTAGCCAGTTGAGTCGTCCGACAAAGACAAAGAAAAGACTTCTGCACGCTATCTTTGCAACACCGAAAAAAGGCCACTACTTCGGCATGATGCGCATTGCATAACGCTACGTTCTTTAACCCTAACCTTTAAAGCTCGCCTTGGCACGTCTGAGGCGAGCTTTTTTGCGTCTACAGGTCAAGGCATAGGCGAACGATTGCAACGCGCTTTAGGCGTCGATGTGGCGAGCGATTGGCAACGCTATTGAGACGTGAGCAAAAAACGATCTAATACAAACGAAAGGGTAAAAGATTGGAAGCGAACCAAGACGCATCCTATCCCCGTCTATTAGCCTGGAAAGCTACGCCATCAGATGTAATATCCTTTGTGCGTTCAGTATACATAAGGCTTACGTCTATTCTGTGACGCCATACCGTGCCCGTGGCTCGAAAAAAGCGACCCGGTGCCGGGGGAAAGCGACGCTGCCGTATATAGCGTAACCCCTTAACGAATTTTCAACTAAACCTTTTGAAGCGTCGTACTAGTCGGCCTTGAAGCCCCACGATTCAGCGTCGTTATCATCGTCGTCGTCATCATCGTCATCGTCGAGATCCGCAACAAAGCACACACCGTCGGTCATCAGGTCGAGCTTAACGAACTCCAGGACGCCGACTATGGTTTGATGGTTAAGGTCGAACTCTTCCCGGTAACGATTAAGGACGTTCATAATGTCGTACGTTAAAGCGTCCGTCTGTTGGTGGTAGTCCATGTAAATAACTTATGTTGTAACTTCATCGCTTAATAGGCAACGGAATTTCCGCGCTTGATAAACGTCCGCCTAAGAGCCTTCGTCTATCTACTTATTTAACATTTAGGGTTGACGTTTGAAAATGTCGGTTATAATACTTCTTTAGGAGTCCCCGTTATAACGACGCTTGAACAGCCCTATAGCCCTTCAGTCGCTCAATAGTCGCTATAAAGTTCTAATAAGCCGTATCGTAACCTGTTGTTTAGTTTAAAACCTCATTCGCTTGGGCGTTACTGTTTTAACCCCTCAGTAGCTTCGCTCCTTCGGCGTACATAACGGGCAGCGAACGACGCTTTAAACGGTAAAACTACATCCACAGCGTCTGTTTACTTTTAGATCCCCCCACGGTAGCCGTTATAAACGACTCTAGTTCCGCTTTAAGAGCGTCCGCTTTTCGTTCATCTATCTTAACGTCTGCGTCTTGAGCCATTTGTTCTACCCAATAGGCTACGGCCATAGCGAGGGCATCCAATCGGTCATCCTGTAACAGCGACCCTTTATCCTTTGTTATCCGACTCAGCTGGTAAAAGAGCATATAGCGGGTTTGTTGTTCTATAGGGTACGCCAAAGCGGACCTGTAGTCATCTTTGATGACGACCGGGTCGAAGATAAGCTTATGGCGGTTCATAACCGGTTCCAGCGTATCTATGATACGTCGTTCCTTTTGTTGGCTATGGCGTACTTCTTCCACGCTGACGGGATGAACGTTCCTTAACAAGGGTTTGAATAGTTCCGTAAACATACCGTCCCCCATATTGGACTCCACAATGATCTTATTAACGTTATAACGAGCGGCGATCATAGCCAGTTCTTTAAGAGTGTTCTCGGAGTAACCGCCCTTTAAGCCGTTACAAGCGGGAACGAACAGTTGACCGTTGAGCATCTTTACGACCGCATAAGACGTTTCGTCTCTACCGCGTCCACTAGGGTCGATGCTCATCACGGAACCGGTGTACGGTATTTGTTCCCCGACGGACATGGGTCTAAAGAAGCGGTCGCCGTTGAACCCGACGTTCGGGATGGTGTTGTCCACAACGTAGTCGGGACTGCTGGCGTACGTTATCTTTTCGGGTCCGACGTCGTCGTCCACGTCGTTCACGATCAAGTCGTTTATCTTCAGAGGGTATCGATCAGCGTCGGATAAGCGAGGATTCAGCATGAACTGAAGGGCGTATCCGCTTCGTCCGTATGACAGTCTGCGTTCTTCCAGGTCGATATCGGAGAACCGTAGAGGCTCTGTAGACGTCCCCACGGACTCAGCAGTCGTTTTAGCGATGATATAGGGGGCTATGGAGCCGTCGTATATCTTTTCAGCCTTAGACCCTTCTATGAACTCTGAAGGCCATATACGAGCCGTGTAGCCCCTCTCTCGAAGTTTGTTGTAGATGGAGTCCTCGCATTGAGGCGTTCCC